TTTTCTCTAACGATGCAGTTATACTTGGATTATTTCTAACAAAGTTAGAAGCCATAAAACTTAAGTGTGCTGTAACGTGTGCTCTATGATCTTGACCTGGAAACGCTTGAAAAGGTTTTTGACCCATTGCATCAATATGTTCTAACGCCGGATCTTTCGGTTGATTAGCTGGAGGTGGAGGTAATATTGCATCAATATCTTTTACACCAATTGCTGAATACATATTTCTAAATGCCATGTACATATTATGCATTTGTGGATTAGATTGAGCTAATTGTAATTGTGTTTGTGCCATTGATATTCTTTGACTCATTGAGAATATGTTTGGATCAGCTACCGGTAAAATATCTACCTTGTCATCAAAATCTGTAACTTTAACATTTCTTGAAGCGCCTGGAACATCATAAGGATATTCAGGGGGTAAATAAGTTTTAAAAATATTTGAGAGTAATTTAAATTCGTTCTTCAATGAAGAATATAGTCTTTTATGGATTGCTGACATTACTCTTGAACCACGTTCTAAAAGAGCTACAGTTGTACCAACAGCTGCTTGTTGGTTCCCATCACCAACTTGCATGTCAGCAATTGATGCGAATCTCTGTCCTGCTTGAACTACAATCCCCATCAGCTGTAATAACGTTTGCGATGGTTCTTTATAAGGTAAGAATACGAAAGCATCTTTTAGATTTCCACCTGGAGTATCTACATCTTTAAATTCTCCGGGTTGAATCGCTGTAGCGTCATCTTGAACTCTAACGCCTCTTTGTTTAAATCCTGCTGGTAAATTTGATAATGTCCCTGCATCCAATAACTGACGGAGAGCCGCAGTTGCAGTACGACTTAATCCGCCAATCATATGAATTAATCCTAAGCCATAAAAACCTAGTCCGGGCAGAAATTTGAAATGGACAAAATATTGGATTTTATTTTTCTTGGGATCTTCGGGCTTAAAGTTTCGTCTAATAGATAAAACTTTTCTGCTACCTTCATCGATTGTTACGATATAAGGTAATTTTATTCCTGTTGGTTCACCATCTTCACCAACGTCTTCGAATCCTTCTAAATCTAAATTAACGTGACACTCAATTAGAGTGTACATAGATTCTACTCTTTGAGATTTAGTAATTCCTTCTACTTCTCTCTCTTTTTGTTTTAATTCATTATTAATTGAATCTTGGGGTTTTGCTAATTCTATATCAGAATAGAAACCCGCTACTTGTTGTTTTCTTAAATCATTTTCAGATATTTTTATAACATGGATGACTGCTTCCGCATCGTCTAATGAAGTAGCCGTGTACGGAACAACAAGGTCATCTGCTGGAACAAATTTTGATACTGCTCGTCCCAATAAATCGTCGTAATAAACTTTTTTAAATGTTGAACCTGATAAAGGTAAATAAAATAACATTTGGTCAAACTCAGATTCGTATTCTTTCATTTGATCCATCAATTGATAGTTCATAAAATTCTTAACTCTTTGAGCTTGTGCTTCTTTTGGAGGGGTAGCTGTACCCATAACCATAGTTCTAACCGGTCCATCTGAAGGTAATAATTCTTTATAAGCTAATGCTTGAAATTGTGTAACCGCTTCTGCAAGAACTGGGTGAGTTGCACCACTAGCTCCTTGAAAAGGTTCTGTTCTATTGTCGTATTTAAAACCTAATAAATCTAGGCCTGTAATATAAGTTCTTTCCCAATCTGCACGGGAAGTTTTATATTCTGCATAATCACTTTGTAATTGATTACCAATAATATCGGTAACGTCTTCGGGAAGAAGATCATTTAAATTTGCAAACGGATCCCCTGCGTCTGGCATCTGTACTGCATTTGGATCAAAGTCGACAGTTGCGCCGCCATCTTCTTCTTCTATAATTTCTACTGGACCTTTTGGTGTCTCTTCAATTTCCCCAATGTTAATTTCTTCTACAACTTCCTCTTCAGGTCTTTTAACGTTAGGGAGAGACTTATCTATATCTGCCATATTTATTCTCCTGTATTGGTTTATCTTGTTTTTTATCTTTAATCAACCCCTGAGAATTTGGTCCTTTCAAAGGAGGAATCTCTTTCCATTTAACATGTTTCATGTTTTTTACAAGTGTTGGATTGTCTTTAGTCATAATACTTTTTCATATTTTGTAAGTAATCGTCTTCAGCAATTATACCAGAAGTTTTTCTTTCTTCTATTATTTTTTGTTTATTTTGTTCCTTTTGTGCTTTTGCGTCTTCCATTTCTTTTGCCGCTTGGTTTGCTTTAGCTTGGTCCCATTCTCCATTTGTTAAAAATCGTTGTAAATTTTTATCAAAATCTAGGGTCATTTCGTTTATTCTATTTTGTTTACTTTGCTCATCAAATTTACCAAGACTAAATGGATCTAATCCGGTCATAGGTCTATTTTTAAGTTCATTATATAAATTAGAATATCCTGGTATTTTCTCTCCTGTTTCTAATGTATTTATATCCTCTCCTGTTTTTTGTACATCTTGAAAGGCAACTGCATTTGAACCTTCAGGTAAGTAAGAATTTATTTCTTCTTGTTCGGATTGTCCAATTATAGGTCCTAAACCAAAATCCATTGCATTACCTAAAATTCTGTTCCATGATTCTCCTGATGCATAATCATTAAGTGCAAAAGGAACGACAAATCCAATTTCCCCTAAAATACCATATCCAGTTGCTTTAAGAGCCGGTTTAAGTTTTCTCATTCTTTTTAAAAAAGTATTCGCTCTACTAACAGCGGCTTTATCTCCTGATGCTGCTTTATTTACAATCTCGTTAAATCCTTTTTTATAATCTTCTATAGAATTACACTGTCCACCTTCGCCTTTAATACAAGGTACTTTAGCGTCTTGTAGTATTTTAAGTAATCCTCCTTTTTGAACTTTAATTTTATCAGCGTTTGAAATATTTTTATAAAGAATCTCTTCTCCTTTTAATCCAGCTATTGTTTTATTGTAATCAATGCCTCTAACTTTTACACTATAAGTACCATCGGGTTTAACCGTAATTTCTGAATAACCTAGATACCCAGCTGAACCAGGTACTTTTTTACGTGAATTCGTAACAAGTCCTCGAGACCTTACATTTATATCTTCAATTTTCTTTTTCCAAGCTTCATATGCTGGTCCAGAAGTTTCTTTAGGTTTGTTTTTTAATAATTCAATTTGTTGTTTTTGATTTTGCTTTAGTTTTTTGTCATAAAGAGACATTCTTTCATTTAATTTTTCAGGAATATATGCTGTGTTTTTTGTTGACGATAAATTAAGCGAGTCTCCTTCAATTCCTGCTAAGGGCATAAAATGATGAGTATTCATTCCTTTAGGTGCCTTGGGCTGCCATTTTCCAAGTATTTCTGAATCGGCTTTTCTTATTGCATCAGCCTCACTCAATTTAGAAACTTTGTTAAAGTCAAGTTTATCTTGGTTTTCTAAAATTGCTGAGTTTATATCAATAATTCTTGGATCTAAAAATTTTAATCCCTGTTTATTTTTTTGTCTTGATGGATAATGAGTTTTAAGAATCTCTCCATACTTTTTTTTCATTTCTGCTACTTCACCTTTTGTAAAAGCATCTCCGGGTCTAGCAGAAAAAGTTCCATCTTCATTAGCTGTCATAAATAATCTTTTGTAGTCTTCTAAATAACCTTCCGGTAAATCGTTTATAAGTTTTGTATAGTAAGTTGTTTTTTTCTGAGATGAGGGTTGAACAGGGCCATTATACCCGGGCCGTGATCCGTCAACCGTGTTTCGTACTAACTGACCCTGATTGTACATGTTCCGTGGTTCTTGGACCACGGGCCTTGGATCACGAGTGTAATCCTCAAACATTTCTAAGATATCTTCAAAGTCTTGCATTATTCTCCTAGCATAGCGGCTATTCCGCCTGATGCATGTCCTTTTTTGCCTTTAGGATCAAAAGATTCTAGTATAATTTTTTCTTCTATATCTTTGTATCCTTTAGGATTAGTTTCCTTCATAAATCTTGTAAATTCATCTGCAATACCTGGATTTGATATATCTATAGTTCCAGTTTTCTCAATTCCTTCTAAAGTCTTAGTTGGTTTCGTTGCTTTTTTCATTCTAGACACCATAAGTGCATTATTTTGAATTGGACCAAGTACAGCTCCATAAACTTCTGATCTTGTCATATCATCAAGATCTTCACGTAATAAACCTTTAAATTCTTTTGGATTGTTTTCTACTAAAGCATCCGCTGCCATCTCAGCATCATATTTATAATCTCCTGTTGGATAAATATCATCTACGGCTTGTTTAACTTTCTTTTTGTTTTTTAAAAGAGCTCTTATTTCTTTTAATACAAAAGGAATTCCTTTTGTAACTATGTCGCCTTTGCCATAACCTATTCTGCCGCCGTCTGCTTTTTTCTCTGGAAGATTTATTCCTTTCACATCATATCCTCTAGGCTCAAGATCACCTACTCTTGCGCCTTCATCTATCATATCATCTATAGACGTATATCCTCCTCCTTTATTTTCAATATAATTAATCTGTTCTGAAGGATTCTCTTCTAATGTTTGTTTATATTTTTGTTTTTTACTGCCATCTAGTAATTCTTTAATAGTGGGTTTTTTACCGGTTGCGTATTGTTTTAATTTATTAGTGTCTGTTAGCAACTCATCAACATTGTTGACAATGTTTTCTCCATCCATTTCTATAGTTCCATCCCAATCAGTAACTCGCGGTTCTGATTCTATTGCGTTAAATGTATCAGGTTCTTTTACACTTTTTCTAGATGAAAGATGACCTTTTCCAGTATCATATATTTCTTCACCTTTTTTATATTGAAAACTAACCACACCTGGTTCATTAGACGCTCTAATTACTTTTCCTGTTTCATCAGTCATATGCGGGCCATACTCTACAAGAATATCTCCTGTATCTAATTCTCTGGTAACCGTTACTTCTTCAAGGTCATTTATTTTTTTAGTATGAACAACTTCCATGTCTTTAGTTCCAAATTTCTTTGATACATCATCCCCTTCACGAATAACTTTATTAACTAATGCATCAAACCAAACTGGTTTACCTGCAACGTTTGGTGTTGTAACTAAATCAACTGCAGCTTTCTTACTACCTCCGCCTTTTAATAAACTAAATAATCCTGATTTAGCAGCACCTACCGTTGCAACGCCTGAACCAAATAATTTTAAGAAGGCACGTCTGCTCATGCCACCAATTCCAAAGTTTTGTCTTGCTGGTCCGCCGTCTGCTTTTGAATTTTTCTCTCTAATTTTCTTTTTATACATTTCTATAAACATTTCTCTTGTTTTAGGATCCAAAGTTCTAATTCCAGCTGGAGACAACACTTGTTTTAACATATACTCGTCCATGGCTCCTTCAGGTTTAGGTTTTGGTAAAACCATGTCTCCATGTTTATAAGGCACTCTAGTCGTGTCATTATCTTCGCCTAATAAATAATTTAAGCCTGTCGAAGTCGTTGCTTGAGATCCAGGTGTTAGTAATGCGTTTCTTGCCATCAGAGCATCTGAACCATGGCCAATGTCGGATAGATTAGGTTCGATCATCGCTTGACCTCCTTGATAAAATTTTTGAGGATCTTCTGGATCTTTTTTCATTTTTTCTTCAAATCTTTTTATAGCTTTTGCATTATCAGCTCTATATCGCTCTTGTATTTCAAAATCTGTTTGTGATTTAGACGGTTTATATGGAGGTGTCTTATCGGCTGTACCTACATTAACTTCACCTTTTTTAATCATACTATCAATTTCTTCACCAAAAGATCTTTTTTGTGGGAAAGGTATAACTTGTCCTGTTCCTTGAGATGCTTTAAATTTAAGCTGTAACATTTCTATAGCATTAGGTGATCTACCCTTCGATTTAACAAATTGTGATAGTAAAAACTTAAACATTAATAATATTCTCTTTTTCTAGGCGGTTGTTTTTCAATTACATAATCTTCGGGGTGAGTTATAAACCCTCCCTGTCTAAATCGCATAACAGCCATAGTCATACTATCAACTAAATCGTCATGATCTCCATGTGGGAATGCTGCGCATTCTTCAACAACTTCTTCCGCGAAACGCATCTCTGGCGCCCAGATTAGACCTGCTTCGAAAAGAGGTGCACATGAATTTATTCTTACGTGCTTATCATTACCACGACTTGGCGTAAATGTCATCACTGGAATGTCCATTTGACGTAATTCATGAGTAAGGGGAGTTCCAGATGCTTTTTGCTCGATGATAACCATATCTGGTTTCCAATATTTATATTGTTCAAGAGCTGCACGTCTTAATTCTGGAAATTCAAATCTATCTTTTACAGAATCCATTAAAATTAAGTTAGCCGGTTTATCGACTTCAGGATAAAACACACCCCAAGTCGTAATAGCCGAATAATCGGCAGTTTCTTTTTTCAAAAAAGCAGTATCGTAAGATTGTATAACATAACTTATGTCTGGAAGCTTATCGTGGTCCCACACACGCCACCATTCACGTTTTATAATAGCTCCTTCTTCCGAAGTTGGCTTTTGCATCCATTGTGCGTTCCATTTACCAATCGGTAGTGTTGCTTTCACCTTCTCTAATTCTTCTAGCTTCCAATATTCAGGCCAAACCGGTTTTCCTTCCCCTGATCCGTGGTCCATGATTGCTGGAAATTCAACAATGTCCCATTTATCGCCTTTTACATTGCCTTGGTTCTTCATTAAAATTCCTGTTAGATCTTTTTTACTCCATCTTGTCATAACCAGCACAATTTTTGCTCCTGGCTGTAATCTTTGACGTGGTCCTGACGTGTACCACTCATAAGCATTATCAAATGCGTCTTTTGACATCGCGTCTTGCTCTGAGTGCGGATCATCGATGATTAATAAGTCAGCACCCCGTCCAGTAATTGCTCCACCGACACCTGCAGCGAAATATTCGCCGCCTTGTGCTGTTTCCCACCTCCCAGCGGCTTTACTGTCTTCTTGTAACGTCGTTTTGAAAATTTTAGAATATTCTTCACTATCAATTAAGTGTTTTGCCTTACGACCGAATCTTACTGCAAGCTCACCGGTGTGAGTGACCTGTATAATCTTGAGCTTTGGATCACGGCCCACCATCCACGCAGGTAGCAAGAAAGATGCAAACTCAGACTTTGTATGCCTTGGTGGCATGTTGACAATTAATCGGTTTATTTTACCAGTTGCAAGATCATTAAATTTTTTTGCAATAATTCTATGGTGCGCGCCTTCAATGAACTCGGGCCAAACACACTTAACAAAGGACATAAAGTCGTCTTTTGCTTTGTTTTGTATCTTTTTTTCAGTGTGAAGTAATCTAAGTTGCTTGAATTGTTTTCTAACGTCAGTCGGTAATCGGCTTATATCTAAAGTATTTAAATCCATATAAAATTTTTTATAATTTTTTGCACCTTTATAGCAGTGGAGAAGTTTTATACACCCCTTAACTGTCTAAATCAAGCAATACAACCTGAAGTAGTGGGACCCCTTTTTATATTA